CTAAATGAAGTAAAGTCTTTATTTAAATATTTTATGTCTACCTGGTTCAACATTTTTATGCGTTTTGTATAGCTACTGTGACTGAATCATTTTCATTTGATCTTATAAGGCGATAACTAAATTTTATATTGATAGAGTTGTAGTCTGGGTTTCCTATAATATCTAGTGTTACTATTTGAACATTTGGGAAGTAAGCCTCTATCTGGGTTCTTATTGAATCTTTAATATCCTCAAAAGTAGCCTGGTCAATTTGTTCAAACAGTCTTGCTCGAAGACCGGCACCAAAAGTAGGGTTGAAAGGTCTTTCTCTTGGATCAGTCAGTAAAAAGTTGATCAAGTTATACTTAGTCTGATCTTTGGTTGTGTATACGGTAGAAAATACGTTCTCAGCATCAAAAGGGATTTTGACACCAACACCTGTTGATGGTCTAAGGTCTACTACTGATATTTTCTTTAGTCCGTATGCCATTAGATAGCTCCTTTCTCTTTCAATTTACTCATTAGACCAGTAAAGTCTGGTACTTCATTTATTTGTACGGCTGCTAGGTTTGAACTTGGTCTAGCAGATCCTAACATACCTTCAACAGATCCTACAGATACCTGGTTAGGCTGAAAGGCCATAGCAGGGTGTACATCAGCTGAGGTCATAGAAAAGTCTTCATTCAACATATTCTTAGCCGTATCGTTCAAGAAGGCGGCCATAGGGTTATTGGAAGCAAACTTTATTTGAGGTCTACTAGTCTGGGTATTTAATGTACCAGGGATTTTAGCCTTAACCTGCTCTTGAAGTGCCTTTTTAGGATCTTTTACTACAGGAGCTTGTGCCTCCTTAAGTATTTTAGGTAGTTCTTCCTTTAGAACATGACGAAGTTCTTCACGGATTAGCTTTCTTAGTGCATCAATTTGTGCCATATCTTATAAATATTTTGCCTTATATATTTTATCCTTGTCTAAGTTGCTGGATTTTTCTTTCAGCCTCTTTAATCTTTTGAGTCCTGTCTCTTATTATAGCTAAGCCAACAAACCCTTGAGTGGCGGCTAAAGCAATCTCCTTTTTCCAACCACCTATTTTGTCCTCCAGTTGCTGTATTTTTAGTTTATTGGCTACAGAGTTCTGTTGTTTTACTATACCAGAAGAGAATCTTCCTCCAGGATCAGTAGACTGTAAATTACCACCTAAAGAAGTTATATTTTTGAGCATCTTTTCTCTGACTCTTCTTCTCAAAGCTCTTCCACCTGGTAAGTTATTAGCAAAAGTACTCAAACCTAGATCATCATCTTGCTCTTCCAATGTTTCTATATCTTCGTCACTTAGTTGTATATTAGCAATGTCTATTTCATCGTCTCCTAAGAATCTGGCGGCTTCTAATATAGTTACTTGATCCTCAGAATCAATTCCAGATAGACCAGTACTAACTAGACCTTTTGATACTAAGAGTACTTTAACCTCGTTAATGATAATTAAATCTAAAGAAGCAAATGTAGGAGTTGTTTGGACTACGATGTATTTATTAGAATCGGTAGCAATACCATATCTTCTTTTTAGGTTAATCCCTTCGTCTACAACTTGTTCAGTAACTATCTGAATTGTGTAATTACCAAATCTAGACTCAGCTTGTTTTTGTTGGTTGTTATACTGGTCAAGGAATTTTTGTAGTTGATTTCCTGTATTAGTTAAAGTTGATATAGAATCTTTAATCTCGTTAATAAGACCTTCATTCTTATTAGTACAATTCTCTAGGTTAAGTAGTATAACTTGTAGTCTAGAAATTATATCTTGAATAGCGACCACTAAACTAGTACATAATATAGCAGCTAAATTAAGAACCGCTGCAATTTGTTCTAATCTTTTGATTAACTTTTTTTCTCCTTTTTCTTTTAGCTTGTCTCTATACCTGTCTGCAAATTTAGTGGTAACACCTACAGTTGTGTAAACGTTTGGAACTGGGATCGCTAAGAAGAAAGCACTAATTATATTATATACTCTTATTAGAAGGATACATATTCTAATTACAATCTGTAGTGTATTTATAAAACCTAATACTTTTTGTGCTATAGTATTAATATCATTTGTCGTTTTAACAACAGACGTTAAAACTCTAGTAGCAACATCTGGGTTGATAATAACTTTAGATAGATCTTCTAATTCCTTCTGTATGTTTAAGTTAAGTGAGCTATCTATTAATCCTATAGCATTTCTTGGATTGTTTAACCCTTGAATTATAATACAATATTGTCTAACTCTATCTACAAAGTCTATTAACCTCTGTACTTCATTAGAAGGAATTTGTCTAACATCAGTGTATCTGTTAAATACACCTAAAGCATTCTGTAGGAAGTTACTAGCAACAGATAATTGAGGAAAGTTTTGTTTTAGTTGAGGATCATTTATACCTTCAGTTGGGCTTAGTATTGTATTTGAAAATATAGAGTTAATCTGCTGCATAAGAACAAATAGTCCAACTCTACTTTGAGGGTTATTATTATCTAAGTAATCTCTATAATAGTCGTCAATAAATTGTTGAACATCGTAAGCTGCCTTTTGTATTTGCCATTTCTTTCTTTGTAGAGGTTCATTTACAGGAGGAGGTTTAGTAGGATCAAAAGGAGTTCCGTCTGGTACTTGATTCAATGCATAGTTAAGTACATTACAAAAGTCAACTGACGCAATACCCCCTAACAAATTTATTATACCTTTATTTAATAATCTTTTTAGTAATGTTGTGGCTTCTCTTCCTGTATTGTATTTTCCGTACAATATTTCATTTACTTTTCCTTGAACCTTTATAATAAATCTAGCAGTGACTCCAATTGCTTTTTCTAAACCTACAGCAGAGGTAGTATTAATATTAAGCTTATCATTACCGAATCTAACCCACCCAGCCTTATATTTATCTGCTCCGACTTTATTGACGGCTTGAACACCTTTAATGGTTTGTGGGTCCAATCTAAAATTAGAAACTGCCATATCTACCTAGTAAATGTGTTTTTAGATAATATTTGAGATTGACCTGGTGTTAATTCTTGAGAGAGTCTAGTTGCAGTTTGAGCTAGTAAACTTCCAGCAGAGTTTATATTTTGCATTGTAGCACCTAATTTAGACTCAGAAGACTGGGCTAATAATATAGCTACAGCATTTAATGCGTCTAATAGAGTTAACAGTTTTTGATTCAATGTATTTCCTAATACTATTGGTTCACCTAAAGACTCAGCTTTATTTCCTAATTCAATTACAGGAGCCGCTACAATAACTTTGTTTGAAGCGTCTAAGTTAATTGTATTAGTAGATGATAAACCAACAGCTTTTTTACCAAACAAGAAGATAGCATCATTCTTTGCATGAAGAGTTACTCTCTCACTAGTTAAAATGAGTTGATTCCCTTTGTACGGAAAAACTGGTTTATATGGTTGAATTACTGCCATTATCCTATACTTGATTGATCTTGAGCAGACGGTGCTAATATCTCATTTGATATTGGGCGTGGAGGTATTCTTAAAGTAGGTTGAGATATTGGACTAATAGGGAAAGAGAACGAGTTAAGAGGAAAGTTATTGATATCCTCTAAAAATATCTCTTGAGTACTAGTCATATAAATAGCAGAACCATCTTTGTTTATATTTTCTACGATATTATTAAATTTCAAAGAGGCATTTTCTTGCCTTTGTTCATTTATTATAATTGTAATAGGGTCTCCATTCTTTCCGGAATTAGACCATGTATTATCTCTTTTTAATGCTGGGACAGTTGAACCAAATCTTATAGATTGGCCAAACCTTCCTTGCATAATAGTGTCACCTTCAAAAGGCTGAAGATTTCTAACTTGCTGGTTCTCTTGAAATGTATACCCTAAAGGAAGTGAGGATCCGGTAACAGAGTTACCAGAATATCCTTGAATGTTTCTATATTGTTTTAAAAAGTTAGAATACTCACTCATGTTAGGAAAGGCTCCGTGATTAGAACGATTCCATACACTATAAGGCGGAAGATAAAAAAACTGTTGTTTAGAAGAGCCATCATTTAACTTTTCACTAGGGCCTGCAAATATCAAGACTATTTCATTTACTACAGGATACTGTCTAATAAAGTTAAACATAGGCCAAGCAGGGTCAGATACCTCTTGAGACTTTGAAGTACCTTGAGTAGAGTATAATATCTCATACTTAATTTTTCCTACATCTACAGGGCTTCCCCAATCTGGGTCACGTTCTTGAGTAGATCCTTTATAAGGACCTAGAACAATAGACTTAACCCTACCAATCTGGAAGTACTGTCCTCCATACTGGCCGGTATCAGAATTTAAACTTGGACCAAATATATAGCCGTTAGACATTACGCTTGAGGGAGTTGTTTAGGATCTTTAATCTTAATGTTGCTTACTTCAGAGAACAATTGCTCAATGTCCTTTTCTGTCAAAATGCCAGAATCTTCAACCCCGTCTTTCTTGGCTTCAGCCGAGGCTTTTTGGAAAAGCTGTAGGAGTTTCATCAAGACTTCGTCATTCTTGAGGCTAGAATCCATGAACCCTTTCAAAAGAGGCACAATTACAATAGCATCACCAGGAGTCTC